GTCGGCCACTTGCTTGAGCATCTCATCGGGCGACAGCCGGCGAAGTTCCTCGGCACTCAGCTTCAGTTGGGCGAAGATGCCGCCCTTGGTTTTGTTGCCGGTGGCCACGACTTCCGCCGCAGCCCGGGCGAGGTTCCGCAGCCCGGTTTCCAGTGCCGCAATCTCAACCCCTTGCAGCTCACCGCCTAGCCGCAACGCCGCCAGCTTCTCGGATTTGATGCCAAGCTGATCCGCCGCCTTGCCCAGTGCGTCCAGTTCCTCGGCCGTGGCCCGCAGCGAACCGATAATCTTGGCAGTCCCCAGCACGGCCAGGCCGGTGCCAATGGCCGCCTTCAGGTTGCCGATCATCTTCGTTGTCTTCTGGGCCTGCGTCTCGAATGACTTCAGGCCCTTGCGTGCGTCGGCCATCCCTTTGACGAACGGATTCGTCTTGGCAACGACGTTGACCGCAATGGTTCCGATGATCGACAACTTACACCAGCCTCATCATTTGCCGTTCGGATTCCTCATCCGACAGAACTCGTCGCTTACTGTCGCGCTCGAACCACGATGGCCGCGGGACGAAATCATCAGGATCTGCAAGCGCCGTAGGGGGCAGATTCTGTCCGGCCCGGACGGCAATGTACTGGGCGATCGCGTTGACGATCGTCGCGGCGATCGTGCCGCCAACCTTCCACGGTTCGCCCCAGGGTTCAACGATTTCATGTGCAATCCGTTCGTCGAACTGTTCCGGTGACATCTGGTCCAGCATCGCGTCAGGATCAAGGTAGCCAAGCTGATTCGCGAGCCGGATGGCAAACCGGCGCCGCGAATCCTGCATCAGTTTTTTACGTGGGCCTCAATCTTCCCCAGCCGGTCCCCGCCCATGTCGCAGTGATCGCTGATCGCGTCGAACAGTGCCCCGGTGATCTGCGAGTCCAGCGAATCGATCATGTCCACATGGTCGTCGGTGAAGATGCGATTCCCGGCTGAATCCACCACCGTGGCCACGATCACGCGTGCCCGCACCGAGCCGTCGCCGTCGGTGACGGCCTTTTCCAGTTCAGCCCGTTCGCGTTCCGTGATCGACTGGATGCGAACTCGCTTGCCCGGTTCGATCCAATCGGCGGCCACTTCGACGTATCGCCGGGCCTTGAACTTCAGCAGATCTTCCCGGGCCAGCAGCGTCATTTCTTCTTGCCCCATAAACCTTTTTTCGCTTTCTCCTCGGTGGCGATCTCGGGCACCTGGTTAATTCGAATGTGGTCGCTTTCGATGCCGTCTCGGGCCGCCACCGCTTCCCGTATCGACGCGATATCGCTTTCTGCCACCGTGCAAATCAGGTTCACTGGTGAACCAGGATCGCGTCCGACGTAGCCGACACGCTTTGGCGTGGGCCACTCAGCCGAGACTAGGTAAACGCAATCAATCCCGGTGTCGACGTCATCGGCGATCTCGCCGGCGTCATTGCGTTGCTGGCCGACATGCGGCCGGACTTCCACCGTGGGCATGGCTTCCTTTCTTAACTGCCTGCGGTTCGGGTGGGCTTGGTTGTCTTGCCGTCGAACTGCAATTGGTACGTGGACACAATCTGTTCGTTGGGCACCTTGGCGCCCTCGGATTCCTGACTGATGAATCCGGTGCCAGTTAGCGTGGCACCATTCGTCTGGCCGGACTTCGGCTGGTAGGTGATCGTGATCGTGGCCAGCAGTCCCACTGGGACTTCGATGTCTGGATCGGCGAAAATCTCGCAGTCGATCGGATCGATGTCCTTTAAGTCGCCGGCCCGCTTTTCCATGTACCCGGTGCTTGCCAGCGTGGTGTCATCCAGCACCGGCACAGAACGGCCCAGCCCGCCAATCTGCCGATACTTGCCGACGAACGACAGTGCCTGGTTCGGCGCCGCAAACGCGAACGCAATCGTTGTCCCGGTTCCGAGAACTGAGTTATTAGCCATACGCCACCCCTGATGAATGTTGGTTGCCGAAATTGTCCGTAATCAGCAGATCGATCCACCCAGTCGGTTCCAGATCCGCCACGGATGCTTCAACGTTCAGCCCGGTAACGCCTAGTGCCGTCGCCGTCTGGTAAGCCGGCCCGCTCCAGGATGTCTGGATCGTGCCGCCCTGGGTGAGTCGTACGGTGAACGCTACGGTGGCCAACTGCCGTCCCTCGGGAATCACGGACGTCGCGCCGCTGATAATCAGTTCGCCAGATGAACCTGGCCGCGTGGTGACGATGGCCGTCAGCATTTCGTCTGGGTAAACTGGAGCCGCGGCTTCGTAGGCAACCTGCATATCCTGCGACCAGGCTACGGACCAATCGTCCGACGCATTGCCTGGCTGGCTGAATAGCTGGCCTTCGCGTTCAATGCGAACACCCTTGCACCAGGTATCCTGCGTCGGCTCGAGCCAGCCCACATAGTTACTCAGGGAAATCCGCACCAGCCGTCCCACCAGCTCGCAGCGGTAATCCGCATTGACGCCGCGCGACCAGACGACGCACTCGACGATATCCATGAACGTGCCGGTTTCACCGACCAGCGGCAGATCGCTATCGGCACTGATCGTCCGCAATGAGATTGCGGTATGTCCACTGGATCGCTGCGGCCGTCGTCCAGCAAACACCTCGGTGCCGACGATGTCCCGCACGTTCCGCCTCGCGTCGTTGCGGCAGTTCAGCGGCCGGTCGTCAATCGTCTGCGTGCTGGCGAACCGCTGGGCACACTGGCCCGGCAGGTCCTGCGAGTACGTCAAGAATCGGTTGAGTGCCGGTAGTAGCATTCGTCAGGTCACCTTGTGCGTGGCCAGGTATTCCCGCAGCCACTTCGTTACCTCAGCCTCGAAGGCCGCCAACTTGACGGAACGGTTTTCGTAGAGTGCCTGCCGCAGGTAGTTCCACTCGTCACGATCAATCCTTCCCGTGGGATGGCCGGCCTTCGTGATGCGTTCCTTCGTCCCGAATTCCAAGAACCCGCCATAGAACTGGTCGCCCTTGAACATCCCATCGACGGTTTGCACCAGGGCCCCCACCCAGTCCTTGCGTCGCTTGTCGCGGAACCGCTTCTGGGCACGCACCTTGAGCGACTTTCGCAGCGCCCCGGTTTTCACCGGCACGTACTTGTAAGCCGCCAGCAGCACCGCCTTGGCGGCGGCCCGCGTGCCTTTGCGGCAGCCTTTCTTTTGCAGTGACAGCGGAATGTCCTTGAACGCGGCATCGACTTCCTCGATGCCGGTGATGAACGACGACGTGGATTTGCGGCTGCGTGTCATGTGTAGACCTCGCTGTACTCGCGGTGCATCTCGTCGCACATCAGCACCAGTTCTGCCCCGATCTCATCCGTGTCGATCACCGAACGGATCTGGAAGCGCCGCGTGCCCGATACGACAATCATCGTGGAGTTGATCGGTTTCTCGGGATGGTTCCGCAGCTTGATCTGGTGCGTCGTCTGCTGGGTGATCATCTGCGTTTCGGCCCGTTCGCTGCCTGCCAGCGGAATGATCCTGGCCCAACACTCGCGGTAGTCTTCCCACTCATCGCTGCCCTGGCCAAAGTCGGCGATCGTGCCAACGGGCCGCTGGATGATTACCGGTCGTCGGATTTCGCCGCTGGTTACCATAAGAAGTAATCAATTAGTGGATGGAGGAACGTCGGTCCGCCACGATCACGTTGCTTTCGGCGTCGTTCTTCGAACCATTCATCACGCTTGTCACGGTCCTGTTCGTGCTCTGACCGCTCGCCGGTCCTATCAGTTTCAGGAATTGGTTGGAGCGGTGGAATTGATTGCCCCATCACCTAGGCCCCTGGTACGAAACACGTCTTGAGTGTTCTGGCCAGACTCGCCACGGCCAGTTCGATTTCCTTGCTGATGGTGCCCACCAGCACGGCTTCACGGTTCAGATACCAATGGCCCACCAGCATCAAAATGCACTGACGGGCCGTGTGCGGTATCTCGCTGGGCAAATCCCCATAGCCAGCCACGTATTCAATCTGCACCGCATCGTGCCGAATGCCTAGCGCCGGCCAGGTCTCTTCGTGCTTCAGCTCGATCCCGCCCGGCATGAAGTCGTCGAGAATCGTTAGATACTTGTCGGTGGCCAGCGTCTGCAACACGTCGTCTTCGTCGTAGTATTTGACGGACGTGATCTCTTGCAGCGGCGGAAACTTTAATTCAATCAGCCTTCCGCATGGCCATGTCTCGCCGATCACTTTCCAGTTGGTCGTGATCAGCGTCCGGCCGACGGCCGTTTCCAGCCACGCCACGGCCGTTTCGATCAGCGACCGGATATACATATCCTCAATGTCGAAGTCGATTCGCAGATGACGCTTGGCGTCATCCAGCGTCACAGCCAGGGCAATCGGTTCGGCAGTGCGGGTGTAGCGTTCCACGCGTCAGTTAGCCTCGCTTCTCGGCCTTAGTTGCTTGCGCTATCGCCGCCTGTTCCGACACCACTTCCACCTTGCCGTCGTCCAGCAGAATCTGTGCGTGGTCGCTCTGGATTTCGTAGATCATGCCCTTGCGGCAACAGTGGGTGATGCACTCGAAATCACAAAGTGCCTTCACATGCACCGTGCGAATCGTCTCGCCCGACTGATAGAGTTTTGTCTTGGCCATCGGAAACCTACCTAGGGAATTGGATGTTTGGAAAAGGCCGTGCCCGCGCATCCTTGCGCGGACACGTTCCTACTCGGAGTTGACGACTTAGACCCCCATCGTCAAGAACTTGATCGGGTTCGTCCCGGCATTGATCAGCCGGCTATCGAACCGCATCAGGCCAACGAACGCCACGCGATCGAATTCCGCATAGCGTTCATCCAGCCGGCGAAGCCGCATCGGTCCAGCCTCACGAATGGTGAACTTCGAGAAGTCGCCAAAGAGCATAGCCTTGGCACTAACACCGCTGGCCATCTGCTGGTTGACGGTGTACGGATAACCCAGCAAGGTATCCGGCTCACCGGCGATCACGTTCGGCAGCCAGAGCGGTCGCTGCTGGCCGTCCACAATCGACTTGACGATTTTCAGCGTCGTGTCGTTGCTCATCCACCGGCCGCCCCGGGCGCGATAGGCCGGATCAACCGAATGCAAGAGCCCCAGCAGTTCGGCATACGTCAGTGCGTCGTCCACGGCGGCCGTTACACCGCTGGTGGTCGCGCCGGCCACAACGCCTTGCGGCTGGGCCGTGCCCGTGCCGGTCGTCGCATAGGCGTTGATCGCACGTCCGAGCCGCTCACCAATCAGCTCGCCCAGGAACGTTTCCATGTTGACGGCCGTATCCTGCAGCAATTCCCACGATACGGGAATCATCTTGCTGGTCATCTTGTACGCATTCAAGGTGACCTGGCCGTAGGTAACTTCCTGGTCCGCGATTAGCGCGTCTTCTGCCACCAGCACACCAACGTTGCCAGTATCGTTGGTGGTAGGCCAGGGCATCGGATTGCCGCCCGATGTCTGGATGCGGTTGGATACGCCCAGCATCGCCCCGTACTGAAGCAAGGCGACTTCGATCGACCGCATCATCTCGTCGGGAACCGTGAACCCACCGAGCGTCGTCGTGCCAACAACGTTCGTAGCCCGCTGTTCAGCCCGCTTTTGACGCATGGCGGCCTGCTTTTCCACCTCGGCGAACGTTCGCGGCGGACGCTGGCCCATCCGATCCATCCGCAACTCGATTTCCTTCTGGCCAAGGAACTTGCACTGCTTAGCCAGCGCGAACGCTTCCTGATCATGGCAGCGCGACTGCATGTGTTCACACGACCAGGCCACGATCGCCCGCATCATTTCCGTCGACGATAGTGGGGCACTGGGGTCGCGGTCGAAACTCTTTCGCTGTTCGCGATAGCGTTCCTGGGCTTCCCGATCGATCACGTCGGCCCGGGAGTCTGCCTCGGCGTCCGCCTTCAGCGCTTTCTCAACGTTGGAGATCTGCTGACGGACTTGATCCAGCCGGACTTCCAGCCCATCGAATTCCGCCTGTTCTTCCTTCGAGAGAAAGCGATCTTCCTTTTCAGCCCCATCGACGATTGCCCGCATTTTGCCGGCAATCTCGGAATGTTGTTCGTTCAGCCTTTCCAAAGATGGCATTGCGTAATCCCTTCCATCCTGGCGGGATACGCAACCGGGAAATAAAAACGGCGGCAGCCCGCCAGATGATTTGTTAGGTCATCTGGAAGACTGCCGCCGTTCGACGAACGTTTAGCAATCCAAGGAATATCGGGCACCACCAGCGACGCTTAGTGGTCCCGATTCATGGTTTCTACCAAAGGATGGTTACTCTTCAACCCCTCTTTTTTAAAATTCCAAGTTCGGCCACCGCCAACTTACGCCGGTAGTGTTCCATCACCTCCTGACCATCATCCGTCGGATGGGCCGCCCGAATGATCCGTTCGATTTCCGGCATGGCAACCCCTCGGCAGCACCGGACGCCGGCGGATGTCGATTCGTACGCCGGGAACGTGACCGGCGACACGTCAATCAGCGATACATCGTTCAGCGTACGGACGATCACGTCCCGCTCCGTGTCGCGCGTGATATCCTCGCTGCGCACCATGAACTGAAAACTGGACCCGGACAGGTCCCCGCGGTTGATCATCCGTACTACGTCCTGGTACTGCTGGGACTCCGACGGCTCGATATCATAGTGCAGCCCGTCATCTTCTACCCAGATCCGCAATGAGTTGCGCTCGTCGCCGGCACGGCGCCGACCCAGCAGCCAGTCCATCCGGTGGTTGAACAGCGCCCGGACATCATCTTCAGACACCGCGCGCTCGAATGCTTCCGGTGCGATCCGTTCGTAGACGTTCCCCCAGAGTTGGTATTCCGTCCCCGGATCGTCCGCCCTGTAAAAGACGGCGGCCACGCCCGTGATCCGCTGTGGCTTACCTTCCTCAGACACCGCCCGCAAGCTACCCAGCCGCTGATTGATTCGCTGTTCCATTTTGCACCCCCTTGGTAATCCAGTCGCTGGCGGCCTGTCGGCCCCAACTGCTAACGAGTTCCTGTGTCGCCTCGATCGACGCTTTCAGGTCTTCGGCGGGCACTTCGGAACCCACCAGAATGCGATCACGGCACGTGCCCACGAACTGGGCCGTAATGGCCTGCAGCACGGTATCAGCCGGCGAAGCGTGGATGGCACCAAGCAGGCCCGCCACTGGCCGGAAAATGGTTGTCAAGCGTCGGCCTTCTTCCGCCTCGATGCCGTTCAGCCAGGCCAGGAACCGGCGCGGTTCCGACGCAGCACGATTGGCATTCTGGAAGATGACCCGCACGGCCGACAGGATCTGATCATAAACCAAATCCACTTGGGCCTGATGGACACGCTGCCGCAGTTCATCGTCTGCATCGTCATCGACGTCATCGTCAGCGGCCGGTGCCGGCAAGGCGGCTGCCGGCGGCGCCCCATCTGTATTGGTCGTCATGTTCACCGGCGTCAGCGGCTCGTCCAGGCCAGGCAGTGGCGGCAGGTTTTCCTTGCGGCGGACATCGTTCCGCGTCAGGAAGCCCCACTGGATGCCCAGGCCGTATCCCATATAGCGGCCCTGCATGTCGGCTTTGATCAGATCGTCCAGGTCGAACGCCGTATAGTGATCTCGCTGTTCCTGCCCGTCGAACAGTTTCTGCGACTCGGATACAAATCGGCTGGTCCATTTCCCCAGCGTCGAATTGTAATAGCTGATGTTTTCCTGCTCCGTCGTGTTCCACCCTTGCCTCGATGGATCGCCAAGCTTATGTGCCGGGATCGAAAAGAACCGCGCGACATCGGGAATGCCCCACTTCAGTTGATCCAGCAGCATCGCGTCCCGCGGCGTAATGCCCGTGGCAACCCACTTCATATCCTCTTCCAAGAAACCGAGCCGATGCCTTCGTCCAGCGCCCATGTGACGGCGTTCCATCTGCAGCAGGAAGCGTTCCTGCGCTAGCTGTGTTAGCTGGCCCGGATGCGAAAAGAAGCCGTCAGGAATCGCCCCATTCTTAAAGAAGTCGTCGCCATAGTGCTCGGCCGCCAATTGCCTGCCAATCGTGTTCCTCGCGTAGCCGATCAGTGACAGCCCTTCGTGAGCTTCGAGACTCAGCCCACGCAGGTGAAACATATTGGCGGCTTGGATCTCCTCGGTATCTGCTCGCCCATTCTCGGTGACGTTCCACTTCACCCGGTACACCGGGGTGCCGTTTCGCCGTATGACTTCCACCTGATCGGAGTTGACGTGTTCCAGTCCAGCAGCAAATCGGCGCCCACCTACCGCCCGCCCCCGACGGATCACCGCATACCCGTTGCCGTACAGCAGTGCCTGCGCGAGTATGCAAATCATCCACTGCTGTGTGGGCGTGTACTCGTCAACCATTCGGCATGTCAGCGTATAGACTGGATGTTCCCGGAGTAGCTCCCTGCCGTCGTTTGTGTCGCGATAGGGTTTCCACGGCAACCGTGACACGTCGCTGGTGATGATATCGACAGCAGCCCATACCGGCGAATAGGTGAGCGCCGTGTGCGGTCCAACCGCCTCGCCACTCGTCGTTGGGGTGCTTTCGGCTAGTGCGTTGTAGATATTGTTCCACGTCGCGGGATTGGCGGGATTCTCGGCATTGCTATCGCCGTGCCAGCGCAACAGCTTCCGTACCCAGTTCACCATTTGAAGCCCCCATCAATCTCGCGAAACGGGTTGTTCCGCTCCGCCGGTCCCTCGGTTTCGTAGATCGACACAAATGGCGCTGGCCGATTCTGGCACGCGTGCAGTGCCATGATGCTGGCCTGAATGGCGTCAATCTTGCGGTGGCGTGCCTTGTCATCCTTCACCGGCTTGATCTTGCCGGCCCATTCTTTGCCCATCACATGCTTGGCCTGCCACGTCAGCACCCGGTTGCCGGGATGCTTTAGCCGGCGATCCTTGACGGCGTTCCTCAGTTCAATCGTCGGATTCGAGTAGGCGTCGAACGACTGCGGGAACTTGGCCAGTTCAATCCCCGTCTTAGCTTCCAGCTTCACGGCCAATGCGTCCGCGTACGTAGCGTCGAAGCAACACAGCGTCGGCTTGATGATGCCGATCGC